TGCTGGAGCGCCTGCACGAACGGAAGCACACTGCCGGCGATGCCGGCTTGTCCCTGCGCCGCTTGCTGCACGCCCTGCGACGCCCCCTCGAGTCCGGTAATCCCTTGCTGGGTAATGTTCCCGAGGTTGCTCGTGGCACCCGTAAGACCCTGGAGCGCCGCTTGCCGATTGGCCGCTTGCTGCTGCCCGTATTGATTGGCGAGGTTGGTCATCGCCTCGTATTGCGCCTGCTGCCCGGCACCACCGCCCTCCAACCCACGCGCCGCGGCGCCGGCACCAACTTGCTGCATGACGCGCCGGGCAGCTTGCTGGTAGAGGTCCTCGCCCTGAATGGGCGACGCCATCTGGTTCGCGAAGCGTTGCGCGAGATTGACGCCCCCCTGCGCCGCTTGCTGCGCCGGGCCGCCAACGGCTCCCTGCGCCGCCGCGAGCGCCGACTGCGCCGCGGTCATGCCTTGCTGGCCGGCCTGATTGAGCGACGGCATGAGCCCCTGCATGTAGTCGTACGCGCCCTGTGCGCCAGTGAGCCCTTGCTCCGCCGCCGTCAACCCTTGCTGCGCGGCTTGTGTCCACTGCGGCATTTGTGCCTGCGCCGCCGCAATCGACTGCTGTAAGGCTTGGTTCGCTTGCTCTCCCTCTTGGGACACCCGTTGCCCGATATTCTGCGCGCCGCCGATGACGCCGGGGGCGTACTGCTGGATCTGCCGGATTGCCGACGCGAGCGGCCCCTGATCCTTGCCGCTCATGATGTCTTGCTGAAGGCGCTGCGCCCGCGGGCCCGCACCGAGCCCGAGGCCCATCAAGAGCGGGGAGATCTGTTGGCGGGAGATACGGCCCGCCATCTGCATCGGCAGCGCACCAAACGGCGACGTGACCGACTGCGATTGCTGATTCTTGCCGTAGAAGCGGACGCGATCGGCCGGATTGGCTCGGGAGTGATAGCGCCGGGAATCGTCAATCATGATGCGGGCTCCGCGACGTCGACCGCGAGTGCGTCGACATTCCGCATGATGGAGAGCGCGGTCGTTGCCCATCCGCGCGCCGTCCACTGGGTATCGCCCGGCACCGTGCGGCCCTCGACGACACCGATGCCATGGCGCCGACAATAGGGGATCAGACCCTCACGCCAGAGCGCCCGTGCGAGCCCGCTCTTGCGATGCTCCGGGGTGACATAGAGCCACTCGACGAAGAACGCCGCCGGTGGCTCGCCGACCGCCCGGGACCACACCTCGCCCGCCAGAAAGCCCCGCACGTCTCGGTCGGTGGCGAGCCACACGTGACAGGCCGGATCATCCTGCAAACGCCGGTGCCACTCCGCGGCATAGTGCGCCGCGGCGTCTTCCGGGTTGAGCTTCGGGTATGCGTCGGGATACTGCGTCTCGTGCTCGCGGATGAGTGCCGCGAGCATCTCGGCGAGTACCCGGATATCAGTCGGCATGGCCGGGCGAATGATTCTCATGGGGGCGGTACCTCGGGCCGCACCTTCCGCGGCCGCCCCCGCGGGCGCCCCGTGCTCTTCCGATGCCGCCGCTTGGGCGGCGCATCCCCGTTGCCGTTCGCTGCCGCCACCGGTGCCGGCTCCTCGGGCACGGCGAGCGCAGGCGCGGGCTCAAGGGCGGGTGCCGGGGGCCGCTCCGCCGCCCCGGCGTAGACTGCCTCCACCGGCAACACGAAATGCACGAGGTAGGGCACCCAGCCACGCTTGAGCCACTGCTCGTCGCCCGTGAGTGACGCGAGCTCGACGTGCGTGATCTCGAGCGCCGCGAGATCCTCGCAGGCCAACCGGACGAGTGCGCGGGCGACGCCCTGGCCGCGCGCTCCCGGCGCCACATAGAGCCAATGCGCGGAGCCGAACCGCGTCGGGTAGCCGAGGAGGCGCTGCGTCACCTCACCGCCCAAGAAACCAAGGAGCCGCTGCGACTGCTCCTCGAGCGCGACGTAGAGCAAGAGACGCGGGTCGGTGCCGATCCGGCCGGCGAGATGCACCGTGAAATCGTCGAGTGTCGTCGCGTCGTGCTCCGGGTAGGGCACGAGCCGGTGCGATTCCAGCTCCGTCACGAGGTGCGCGAAGCCGACCCGGATGGCCGGGAGGTCGGCAAAGATGGCGCGGCGGACGATCATGCGAACTCCCCCACGAGGATGTACCCGCTTTCCGCCACGTTGGTCACGACGTTCGCGCCCGTCGTGTACGCAAAGACCTTCAGGCGATGCACGCCTGCGGAGAGCCCGCTGCCATTCGCACACGTCGAGAGTGCGAAGGGTGCGACCGACGGCAGGGAGCCCGACGACGTCAAGCTGCCAAACGAGCAGTCGGCAAGGATGGTGCCGTTCGCGGTGCCCGCCGTCCCGTCGATCCGCATGCGGGAGCCGACGCCCTGTGTGCCACTCGTCGGGATACCGACGTGCCCGTGGAGAACGGCAATGGCAAACCAGGGGCCCCCGCGCGACGTCCATGTGACCTCGACACACACGAGCTCGACATTGGGTTGGAGCCCAACACCGGTCGCCATGCCGTTGAACCCAAACGCCCCCCCTTGCAGCGCGGCGCCGACGGCGAGTTGCCCGAGCACGACCGACTTGTCGGCGAGCGTGCAATACGTCTTGCCGTCGGCACCGTGCACGTAAAAGAGCCGTGTGAAGTTCGAGCCCGGTGCTGGTGCCCGCCAGATCTCGGCGTTATCGCCGCCGTAATCCTGCCGAATATACCACGAGGGTTTTGAACTGTCCCACCCGGGAAGGGTGGAGAGATTGGCCTGGACGTCCACCAGCGAGGTCGCAACGCCGATCCCAGCAGCAGGCTTGAGTTCTATTTGTCCGCTCTGAATGAGCCCCAACGACGGATTCGGGTACGACCCGGTCAGGTCACCGCCCGCCGCGCCTGAGGGAATCGCCGAGACACCCGCGGCGAGCTTCGCCTGCGTCACCTGCCCATTGCCGATGTCGACGGTCTGGATGCCGCCATCTTGCAGTTCACGCGTGCCGACGGCCCCGGGAGCGAGCTTCGCGCCAATGATCGAGCCGTCGGCAATGTTGACGGTATCGACGCCTTGGTTCCACGCGGAATAGATCAGATCGAGGTCGGCATCCATCTCGGAGGCGAGGATCGTTGTATAGCCGGCAGCGACCTTCCCCTGATACGTGGTCGCGTTGCCCTGCTTCGTCGGTCGCTGGATGACTGCCATCTATCGGGTTTCCCGCGCGGATGGTTGCACGCGCAGCTCGAAATCCCGGATCGTGATCCCGAGCGCGTCGGTATGCTTGAGCGTTGCCTGAAACGCCCGGGCACGGAGCTCGGGCACCGGGAGTTCGACTTCCTCGAGATCGAGTCCCGACACCGACCACTGCGAGCTGTTCCAGATCGCCGTGTTCCATTGCGCTTTCGCCGGCGTCACGAAGTTGAGCAACCCCGTCGCAGAGCGTGCCTGATCGCCGGAGATGATCACCGTCACCGCCGTATTCGCATCGATCCGCGCCACCATGCGGGCACGCTTCGCGATCTTCGGGGTGAGCGGTGTACCGTCATCGAGATACGCCGTGGTCGCCTCCGAGATGATCGGCACCGGCGGGCTGCCGTCCTCGATATAGCTGCCCGCCTGATCGAGCAGCAAGATCTGCCCGGCGCCGAGCGCGGCCCACTGCCGGTCATCCTCGGCGGGGTGATGCTGGTAGCGCACGCTCGTCGTGTACGCCGGCGTCGTGTGCGGGCCCCACCAGGCGGGCGGGTCACCGAGGCCGCGGCGGAGATCGAGCCACCATTGCTGACTCGGATACGCGCCACCCGGGGGCGTGATCGCGAGCTTGTAGAACCCGCGGTGGAAGACCGCCCACGAGACGCTCCGGGCGGGTTCCGGGATCGCGCGGACGGCGTTCTCGATCGGCCAGCCGATATCCTTCGGCTCGGTGGTCGATGGCGTGATCAGGTAGACGCTGCGCTTGCCGCAGAAGACGACCCCGATCGTCGTCGGAACGATCGACCGACCGCTCGGGCAGCCGATCTCCCCGGAGAGCTGCACCATGCTCGAGCTGGGATCGTCGAACGACAGATCGCCCTGCCACAGCCAGGCCGACACGGCGGTGAAGATGGCAAGCGGTGCCGTCGGCACTGCCGTCGCGGAGGACTGCGGCACGACCGCAAGCCCGGTCACGGTATCGCCCACGTCACGTGTGAGTGCCGTCGCGGGGTAGAACACGGCCTGATCCAACGCTTGCTGCTCGAGCCCCGGCACGAGCACCGCACTTGCCCAGACCCGATTGCCCTCGACGCCCGGGCCCCCGGCCCCGTAGAGACACCCGCGATGCGCGGTCAAATGCGAGCCGCGCCGTTTCACCGTCGAGGGAATCGGCACGACCGTGGTGTCGACCGTCGGATCGTCGTAGAGCGCAAACACCGCAGGGGTATTGACGGCAACGCCGTTCGGGGTCTGATCGTGCGCCCCTTCGATCATCTGGTCGGCGCCGGCGACGAAGAGATGCCATTGTTGCGCCGTCCCGAGGCCTGCGGCCGGCGACCCGAACTGGATCCGCACCCGGCTCGAGCCGTCGGTGGTGACGGTGTGCACGTTGGCAATCGCTGCCCAGCGCACGTTGGTATTGTCATAGATGGCCCAGCGGTAGGAATATGCGCCGGCGACGAGATTCGAGTTGGCATCGGCAACGAGGGTCGCCGACTGCCCGGTATCGTCGGCAAGCCCGAGCTGAAGCACGTCAATGGCGGCGTCGCCCAAGTGGATGTACTTCACCGGGTCGGTATCGTTGCCGACGTACACGGTATCGCCGAGGGAGGCGAAGCCGTAGCGTGGGCTCCGCGTCGTGAACGTCCCGTTCGACACCAGCGCGAACGCCGCGTCATCCACCGAGACGAGCACCTGGTCGCCGCCGGTCGTCATGATCGCGATCGCGAAGAGGTAGCGGTGCCCGTCCGAGCCGAAGTTGAACCCGAGCCGGTCGACGTGATCGACCGACCCCGGCAGCGTCGCCCAGAGCTTCGACCCGCTGCGCTTGGTGAGGACGTAGGTCGGGTCGGGAATCCAATTGTTACACGCGGCGAGGAACCCGACCGGCACGAAGGCCGGATCGATCGACACGATCGTGCCGGAGAACTTCCGGACCGGGATCTTGTGTTCGCGGTCGTCGGCGCCTGGCATCTACCACCCTTGCGGCCAGCCACCCGACCACCCACGCCACGGCGACCGGAAGACGGTCGGGTCGAGTGGGATATCCGCCCGCTGCACGCGGAGCGGCGCCTGCCCGCGACGAATCGATGCCAGCAACGTATCGCGGTTGGCCGCCTCCTGCTGCGCCCGTGCGTCTCTTTCGTGTTCGAGCGCGAACACATAGACCGCTTGCACGAGATAGTTGTGGTACGGAAACACCGGGATGTCGGTGGGCTCATCGGGCGGCGCCGGTTCGGGTGGGAGGCGCTTGTAGCGCAAGAGCGCCTGCACCATGTGTCCCGACGGGTCGGGGAAGAACGACGCCGTGTTGGCGGAGCGCGAGACGGCCCAGAAGATCGGTGGCGACCCGGCCTGCATGCCGGGCCCGGAGCGGGCAGCGAGCTCCTCGGGGGAGAGCTCGAGGGCGAACGTGTTCGGCGTCGGGTTGCCGTCGTTCGAGAGGATCTGGAGCCCGTGATCGTCGGCGGCGGTGATGAAGTCCACGGGCAGCGCCACCGTGGCCCCGGTAATCGTCAGTTGCGCCGAGACGTAGAGGAACGGCCAGTCGGCGAGCGAATAGAGCTCGAAGAGGTGTTGCGAGA